ACGCCAAGAGCAGTGGTATGGCACTGGATGGTTAAAAGAGATTGGCGGGGACGACATTGCCAAAGAGCTGAACGAGATACGTAAGCAAGCTCAGGCAGAGTTTTTAAAAGATAGATTTATTTTTGTGCACGTTAAATAGGAGGATTTATGAACAACGAATTTAAGTGCGTGTGCTGTGGCACTTTGACGTTAAAACAAAACCAAGTTAAAAACCTAGACGAGGTTTGCCTTGATTGTGAGGATGAAGTTAGGTTTGAATTATCTCAGCCAGTAGACCATTGGCACATTGACGAGGAGTATAGCTATGACAACTAAGCAACCGATTGGTGCACACGTATGTATCAAATGGCTCGACCAATTACATTTGCCTCATGCCATTGAGGGTGCGTACATATCGTTCGGTGAGTACAACGATGAGACTGAAACCGACGGCTTTGGCAATTACGATGAGCAAATACTGTACTACGCCAACGATGTTGATGAATTAAAACAATTGATGGATGCAGATAAAACGCCATCTGATTTTATTGTAACTAGCTACGAATTGGAGTATCAGAATGAGCAAATTTAAACTGCTTGATAACACGAGAGTGAACTGGTCAGACAGACCATTTTATTATGACGAGAATGGTCAGGCACACGCCCAACACTTACACTGGGGTGATGACTACACGCTAGAGGATGGCTCAACCATAGACGACATGGATGCCATTAGTGAGGGTTTTATCTTGGGTGATGCCGATGAGTACGACTTAAACGAAGAGGAGTGGAACTGATGAAGGTTAAAATGCAACGAGGATTGGGTGGCATGCGGTACACGTTAGAAGATGGAACAACGACAACGTTTCCAAGTGCATTCACGTTCAACGGCAGGGACTACACATTCTTTGGTAACGTGTGGTACGACCTTGACGACGATTTAATTGACTACATTTTTAGGGAGGTAGCATGAGAGAAGTATTCCAAGTGGTCGCATACGACCAAGATGGTGAGCCTGAAGTGTTAGGCTCTTTTGATAACTTTGACAACGCAGAAGACTTTTATTTAAAATGCGTTGAGGGTGATGACAAGCACGACCCATGCGAGTACATCATTGAGTCAACAAGCATAGCGGAGTAATTATGAAAAACAAATACATTGTGAAGGGCTCTTACACTCAGCACTTTGAGTGCATCGTTGAGGCTGATAGCGAGGACGAGGCATACGACCTTGCTCTATCAGGCGAAGAAGATTATGAGAATGGTAACTGCAACCATTGGCAGATTGATAGCATCGAGGTGAAATAATGCAATTAGAAGACCATGTAAAGCGTATACTACAATCAAGAGCCAACAGTGTGCTTGCTTTGGAGTATGATGGCTCAGACGATATGTGGCACTATGTCACAGTGCTTGACCGCGAGTACGGCATCAACGTGTGGGATGCAGACGAGCTTGGTGACGGCACTGAGTCAGGGCTACGCATCACTGTGTACCCAACCGATGACGTGACTGGCAATACACTGTATGACCAGTATGAGAGCCTACACGTTGAACCAGTGGCGTTGCGTATTTGTAAACTAAGACTAAAATTGAAAGGTAGACAATGACTAAAGGTGAGATAATCAACAAATTGATTGTTGACAGGGACAATGCCATGGCACTGATTGAAAAAGACCTAGTGAGCGATGACTCCAAGGTAGGACTCGAGGCAGTCGTTGGCTACATTGAATCATTACTAGAACGCATCAGACAGGGAGGTAAGGTATGAGTTACTACGAAGTTGAGCTTGAGCAGGCGTATGACAAGCTAGAAGACCAGTACTGGGAGTTGATTAACTATCTTAAAGTACACGCACCTGCTACACTAGAGGCATTTAAACGCAGACCAATTAAGGAGAATGAAGATGAACTTTGAAGACTGGGACTACAAGTACAAGCCAGTGTTAAATCACTTGGACAACAACGCATCATTCCAAAACGAAAAGGGCGAAGGCATCATGTTTGAGACTTACGGCGACGAGTTGCAGTACGTGCTATCAATTGCCAAAACAGAACCTAATCGCGTGTGGACTTACGTTGACGGCGATGAGGGTACGTGGGTTACGAATGGTTATCATTTAGTCAACCGCATCGGTTACTTTATCACTGAGATACCATACGACGACAAAGACGGCACCGAGCCATTTTTAGACGTTCTGGTGGACTCATACGATGAGTATGACCCCGATGAGGACTTACATCCTGCCTTTGACCCAGTGTTAAAGAACGAGGTGTGATATGACTAAATATCAAGTTGAGATACCATGCATCGAACACTACCTTGTCGATGCTGATTCGGCTGAGGACGCGGTGAAACTAATCACCGAGCCTGAAACCGAGGAGGCATTGATTGACCCCTATGACATCACTTACATAGGTGAAGCCATGGTAAAAGAGGCTAACGTGCAATGAGGTACAGCACCTACCACGACGGCAAGCATTTTGTATTTGAGGGTGAAGGCGTTAAGGTGAAGGATGCCAACGTGCACGCTTTGATGCAAAAGATTAAACGATTGAAGATTGGCATTGAATCAGAAGAGGGTAAGCATGTCACAAAGCAGAGAAGACAGAGAGCGAATACTGCATGAGATTTTACACATGTGGGAACACTATGACGTTGGCTTGAGTGCACGTGAGAACCTGATTGAGCTCATACTCGAGCTTGGATATCTTGACGATGTTAAGATTTTATTGCAACGCTACAAAAGACGGAGATACAGATGAAAGATTACAAAGAGTTTTATTCATTCACCAAAAAGTCAATTGAAAACCACGAAGTTGTCGACAGAGTTGAAACCGAGTTCGAGGCCATCTACTTGGACGACATCATTGAAAGATTCGAGAGCTTTTTGAAAGGCAGTGGTTTCCATTTCAAAGGTCACTTACAGATTGTGAACGACGATGAGATACTGTAAACGCACTAGGTTCAACATCATATTTCAACCGCACCGCATTGGATTACCACTGCGATACAAAGGCGTGCGTCTTACCAAAAAGAAGATGGCAAAGCGAACGACCATGCAAAAAGAACGGCGAGCCAAGGTGGGCGATTGTAACAAGCAGATGAACCGATATGCTATAATCACGCGTATCATTTTATTGCGCACATTCACACGCGTAAAACGTGGTTCATCATCCATATTTGTAAAGAGAGCGAGACACTATGCAACTTAGATTTTGGGTATTTGACGACGGCGAGCTTATTCGCAAATTGGCCTCTGAGATTGAGGCTCAACCTTATCTTGATGCAGGATGCACTCTGACTGTTTTACCAAAAGTCAAAGAGCAAAAGGTAGACCACTACCAACGAGCCATGAAACTTGTTGGGGAGTGTTTGATTTGAACCTGATTGCCTACATACTACTATTTATTTGTTTTTGGGGATTCTCCAACTATGGATTCAACTTTGATTCATTGTTGGCGGGTCTATTTGGCTTTATGATTCTTACCTTAGGAGTGTTACTTGCGAAACGATAAGAACGCACTATCAGATTATTTGAGAAGTCTTTACGCCGTACCGGTGCTATCACATGAGGAGGAGGCAGAGTTAGCCAAGAAAATAAAAGCAGGCGACCTGATGGCAAGGGATAAACTTGTGCATCATAATCTCAGGTTTGTCGTATCAGTTGTAAAGAACAACCCTAATTGGATGACGTCCAACGTACCCATGGAAGACTTAATTCAATTTGGTAACGAGGGTCTTTTGCTTGCGTCATCGCGATGGGAGCCACAGGGTAACACGTGGTTTTGCAGATACGCTAAACGATTCATTGAAAGCGCAGTCACTCGCGGTGTTGAGAACACAGGCACCATGATAAGATTGCCAGTCAACATCGGTGAGCAGATGAGAAAGATGCACTACGTTGAGCGCAGGCTCATGCAAGAGCTTGGCAGGGAGCCAAAGCTACATGAGTTGGCTGATGCGTTGGAAGTGCATGAGAAGCATGTATCAAAATTAAAAGGCATGATTATGCGTGAACCAGTTAGCTTGGACGCGTACAATCAAGAGAAATTTCAGGAGGAGGGAGATGAGTAACACATCCATATCAATTTTAATGTTTGCCGTGGCAATCGTTTTAATACTAGCAGGAAAACAGGGCGCCGATATGTGGGCGGTAGGCGGGTGGATTGTATATGCAATGGGGAACAAGCATGATTGAACTAAGTAAAGAACAAAAACAGGCGTACGATAGATTCATCAGGGCGCGCGACAGAGTAAAACTTGTGCGTACCAGTACTAACATGAAGTACGAGTGGATACCACACAGGGACTACTTGGACTCTGAGAAAAACAACGGACAACACCATCCATTGTTTGAGCCAAATTTAATTTGGGAAGAGTACAAAGAAGCGTCAATGGCTTGGTGGGCTGTTGAGCCAAAGTTTAGGAACGAGGAGCGTATGCGCATGAGCCGTGGTGACTATGGTCACAGCGATTCATGGGATGACGCACCAAGTGGTGTTAAAGATGTTTTATCTGAAATTAAAGGAGCATGATATGCCAGTTATTCAACAAGACGTTTATGACAAGGATGGTAACTTAATTAAAATTGAAGTACACGATGAGTCAGGCGAGTTCTTGATGCAGTTCTTATGGGACGAGCGTGAAGAACAGACCAGTGCAAATCGTGAGGAGTTTCGCAAGTGGGCAATGCGACACTTGCAACAGTCCGGCCACGAGGTACACAAGTGACCGACGAGCGACAAAAGAAGACAACCGAAGAGTACCGCAGTAACTGGGATAGCATCTTCAAAAAGAAACCAATTGAACAACCTAAACAGGAGAAACAAAATGAAAACACGCCAAGAACTAATCCTTGATTTTATGATGCAGTTAGCAGGCAACTCAGCCATGACGCCAAGGGACGGAACTTTATCAACTGATAGAGTGATTGCCCGCGACATCTTTTTGTTATCAGCCGAGTTGACAGAAAAGTACCTAGCAATTATGGATGGGAGAACACAATGACAAGCTATGAAACCTTTGTGAACAAGTACCACCGCTACCAATATGCACCCCGCACGATGTCAGAGGCGTTCAGGGACGCAGACTATGGTACGGCAATATGGAGGTGTGAGAAACCAGACTCATGGCGCTCATACGCGTTTGTTGAGTCTATTGTCATCATGCTATCCTTCGGCATCATCGGATACATGTTGTCGTTTTACCTAAGTTAGTACACACTCACTTAGTCAAAGCCACTAATGTCACCATTGTCATGGTCTAAATGCAGTTTATCTTTATTTTTTGTTTTACTAAGCGTAAGAAAAAAGAAAAAGTAGGTTTAGACCATGGCAACCCTGACAACCCTGACAAATGATTACTTTTGGTTATATGGAAATTTTAGATTATTACATTCGGTTATATAGAAGTTTGTATATATAGTTGTGCAAAGAGAGGATTTAATGAAACCGACATCACTACCAGTAAAACTAGAAAATATCCCCTTGGAACTCAAGCGTATTGCGCGTTGGGTATTGTGGGATTACATGGAAGTTGGTGAAGAGGGTGCTAAGCGTTGGAGCAAGGTGCCCTTGCAGACCACAGGTAAGACAGCATCAACAAACAACCCTGCAACATGGACAGACTTCATGACGGCAGAAGAGGCATACAAAACAGGCAAGTACTCAGGACTTGGCTTTGTGTTCACTCAGGACGATGACCTATGTGGCATCGACTTGGACGACTGTATTGACGAATGTAACAAATTGTCGGACTTTGCTAACAATATCCTACAAAACGTTACAGGCTACACAGAGGTATCACCATCAGGCACGGGCATCAAGATTTTTACACGCTCTGACCTGACCACGGCATTTGTTGACCACGCCAAAGGTTTTGAGGCATACGGTCGCGGTAGGTTCTTCACCATCACAGGCAACGTAATGGGTACTGGAGTTATACCTGCAGACAAGCAAGACCTGAGTGGCATAGTGCCTGAGCGCACAATTAAGTCATCAGGCGACGCGTTTGAAGACTTCTCAATGCCGGTGGAGGGCTATGACATTCACCGAGTTGAGACAGAGATACTTGCTAACTTAGACCCTAACTGCCACTACTCAGAGTGGTTATTAGTTGGTCAATGCTTGCACCACCAGTTCGATGGTGACATCGAGGCTTGTGATGCATGGGATACATGGAGCTACAACAATGGTAATGCAGAGGACTATCAGGACAAGGCTTGCTACATCAAGTGGAAGACATTCCGTAAGGGTGGTGGAGCGACGCTACGTTCACTCATCTTCAAAATCAACAGTGGTAAAAAAGCTGAGGCATTGGCACGTGGTGAGATTGTCCTTGGGACAGCCCCAATGGAGCACGCGCGTCACTATTTAGAAACACTGCATACTTGTGAAGAGGGCGTAAAGCTAGTTCACTACACGAGTGATTACTTTGTTTACAAAGGAACGCATTATGAAGAAATTGAAGAGGCCACAGTCCGCTCCCAGTTGTACAAGTTCTTGGACAAGTGTAAAAAGCAAGACCGAAAAGGAAACCTTTTGCCTTTTGCACCGACTCCGACAACAGTATCAGGAGCACTTGATGCAACAAAAGCGCTTGTACACTTACCTAACCACGCGGGAACTAAACCGCCAGTGTGGCTAGACGAGTACTCAGACAACAAGCCTGATGCGCACAAGTTGATTAGTTTGAAGAACGGCATCTTCCATTTGGAAGACAGTGTTCTAATGCCACACTCACTTGGGTTCTTTACCCAAAACAGTTTGCCATTTGAGTACGATGCTAACGCAACGTGCCCAACATGGATAAAGTTCTTAAACGATGTGTGGGGGCATGACCAAGAATCAATTGACGCGTTGCAAGAGATGTTTGGATACATCATCTCAGGCGACACACGCCAACAGAAATTCTTTAACATCATCGGACCGCGTCGTTCAGGTAAGGGCACCATCAACAAGGTGTTGGTTGAAATTTTAGGTGAGCACAATACAGTGGCGCCGGAACTAGGAGAACTTTGTGATACCTTTGGTTTACAACCTTGGCTTGGTAAGCTACTTGCTTCTTTTACTGATGCTCGTGCTCCAGAGCGCAACCGCGGTGCTGTTGTATCTCAGCTATTGCGTATTGTGGGTGGTGACACTGTTACTGTTAATCGTAAGAACAAAGAGGCGTGGTCAGGATACTTGCCAACACGCATCGTAATTTATTCTAACGAGGTGTTGCAGTTGACTGAAAACAGTAACGCGTTAACTGGACGTATGATTGTGTTCAAGATGACAAAATCATTCTACGGAAACGAAGACACCGAGTTGTCAGACCGCTTGAAGTTAGAGCTGTCAGGCATCTTCAACTGGGCGATGGAAGGATTGAAACGCCGTGTTGCACGTGGCGGTAGATTTATTCAGCCTAAGACTGGTGTTGAGTTGCTTGAGACCATGGAAGAGTTGTCTAACCCGATTGGCACGTTTGTTGAAGACTCATTGGTGTTCTCACCAGAGCAGTCAGTTGACAAGGACGAGTTGTTTGCTGTGTTCAAGAAGTGGTGTACTGCGAAGAGCATACCTTATGGTACCGACTTGGTATTCAAGCGCAGGTTCTTAGCAGCCACACAGGACAGAGCCATCACGTCTGACATGATTCGTACCAATGGTGAGCGTCAACACTTGTATCGTGGTGTAGGACTAAACGCCAAGGCACAGAAGTACATTGACAGCTTGGGTAACTTTAGAGAGGATATATTTTAATGAGTAAAAAATGGCCGTACTACCACGTTGATTGTGGTCACTTTCCAGTGCTGATTAAGTTGTGCTTTTCAAACGCAGACTTTCAGCGCATCTTGGAAGACCACGATATCAAACTAAAAGCCACAGCCCTCGATGAGGGTGTGGCCGAGACACACTACCTCTCCGATGGCAAGGAGGGTATTGTTGTCATGGTGTTTGATTTGGATGAATGTGAAGACGATGAGCCAGCCAACTTGGTTGGCATCGTTGCACACGAGGCCACACACTGCGTGTGCCGTGTGTTTGAGCACATTGGTGAAGAGGTTGAAGACATTGGTGAAGAGTCAAGAGCGTACCTGACAGAGCACGTTGTAAAACAAATCTGGAAGGGAATTGAAATGGAGAAAGAGAAACGTGTTAGAGAGGCAGATAGAGCAGTATCTAAACAAAAGGGTAAAAGAACTAAACGGTCTGACGTACAAGTGGATAAGCACAGTGACGGGGGTGCCGGACAGGATAGTAGTACTCAACAATCGAATCCATCTAGTGGAACTCAAGACGCCGACGGGAGTCGTATCGGAGCGCCAAAAGTTGGTCTTCAGGCAACTAGAAGAACATGGTCAAAAAGTACACATTCTAAAAAGCAAGTCTGACGTGGAGAACTTTTTAGATGAAACGACTAAATCCTGACACGGGACAGCTTTGGAAAAAAGGCGAGTACAACGACAACGGTAAAAGATTTTGGGGATATTCAAACAAAAAAGACAAGAAAGGATTTTATGGTTTGGTGTTTAGAAGTATTGAGTCTTTTGAAAGATGTAACAAAATTATTTCTAAGCTATCTACCGAAAGAAATAAGAGAGATGATTTAAGAGCAGAAAGAACGGCGCTGTATAGTAAAAGAAGATGTTCTAAAAAAAGTAGAACTCCACCGTGGTTGACTAAAGAACATTTTTACGAAATAAAATGTATTTATCAAAAAGCACAAGCGTTGAAAGATTTTACAGGAGAAGATTGGGACGTAGACCATATCGTTCCATTACAAGGTGAGTTAGTCAGTGGTTTGCATGTGCCTTGGAACCTAAGAGTAATTCGTTCAGAAGAAAACCGAAAGAAAAACAACAAATATCATGTATGCTAAACAAAACAAACTTACATCAATATCAACTCAACATACTGGAGAAAGCCAAGACAATACCCAACTTGGGATTGTTTATGGAGCCGGGGTTGGGCAAGACTGCGACGGCGCTCACCATCATCGAAGAGAGCCCGAAGGGCAAGACTCTAGTGATAGCACCGAAGCGGGTTGCAGAATCTGTATGGGAACCGGAGTGCAAAAGATGGCAACACTTGCAACATTTTACGGTGACGAAAATAATGGGGACACCCTCTGTTCGGCTGAAGAATTTGCAAAGCGCATCCGATGTGTATGTTATCAACCTTGAGAACGTGGCATGGCTTGTTGAGAACTGGCCTAAAGGTGGCTTTGATTATCTTATTATTGACGAGTCGTCGCGGTTTAAAGACCCATCAACTAAAAGATTCAAGGCCATCAAGAAGGTACTCAAAACATTCAAGCGCCGTATTATCCTCACAGGCACACCCACACCGCAAGGCATGGCTGATTTGTATGCACAGGTGGGTATACTTGACTTGGGACAGCGATTGGAAACGAGCCTGACTAAGTTCAGGGAAAAGTACATGCACGTCACAGACCGTAATAGGCACACTGGCGTGGTTTATAAGTGGGGTTTAAATGTTGGTGCAGACAAAAGAATTCAAGATTCTATTCAAGATATTTGTTTTAGTCTTCGTGCTGAGGACTACTTGGAGCTTCCTAAATTAACGAAGCTATACCATTCAATTGCATGGGATAAAGAAGCAAAGGTAAAGTACAATGAACTCAAAAAGAACATGGTCGCACAAGTTGGCGAAGAAGAAATTACTGCCCCGACGGCCGCGACTCTTACCAACAAGTTACTCCAATTTACATCGGGAGCGTTATATACAGAATCCCACGAGGTGGTACATATCCACGACACAAAACTGGAGTTTCTTGAATCGTTGTTGGAAGAGAGCTCTGCCCCTACACTCCTCTTTTATCACTTCAAGCATTCGCTTCAGAGGATTCTTGAAAAGTTCCCCGAGGCAGTTGTCTTGCAAGACGACAACATCCAAGATTGGCGTGACGGCAAAATTAAGTTACTCTTGGCGCACCCCCAGTCAGGAGGCATTGGGCTTAACCTACAATGCAATAGTGGCGATTTGGCACAGTGTGTCTGGTACGACCTCCCTTATTCGTCAGAGAACTATATTCAAGCCAATGCTCGAGTCTATAGGCAGGGTCAGACTAAGCCAGTCATTATCCACCACCTCCAACTGGAAAATTCTATTGACGGACAGGTGGTCAAGGTACTGGACGGGAAAATAAATTTGCAGGATGCTCTAATAAATGCCCTAAAGTTTGTATATATAGTATAAGACAGGAGATGTGATGGACTATTTAAAACTATTCAATGAAATCATCAAGGTAGCCACACCGCTTAATTCCAATAAGGCGGAGGCAAAGTCCTTGGAGCAAACGCTCGCAGACACGGGTTTGGATAGTCTTGACCTCCTCATGGTGGGCATTTACTTGGCTGAAATCTTTGGCGTTACCGAAGAGCAGGCCAAACAGGTAAAGGCTAACACTGTAGGCGAAATGATTAACTACATGCACTTTTATAGAACCAAAGAGCCTGCCAGTGTTGAAGAGGCCATCAAGAGCATACAATGATTTACTTAACTGATTACAGGACAGCGAGCACCACACATACTGAGTTCTTTGATGATATTGACTATCCTCAAAGGGTTCACTGGTTTCCGGAAACCTACGTAAGGAAAGACACCGGTCTAGTTTATGCACCGCACAAACTGGCCGATAAAGTACTTGACGCAGAGCTATTGAGAAAGCTCAAGGAGAACCCAGTTAAAACAGCATTCATATTGGCGTCAGGTAACAGTCACTTTGCAGGCATCAACCAAAAGACAACGGCCAAGACCAGATTGTCTTACGAGTACAAGATACTGCCACTGACATTGACGCAGGTGTATGCCGGACGTATAGCGCAGATGTGTGGTGCTCAGGACTTAGTAACAACCGACGCATCAGCGTGCGCATCAAGCCTCAGAGTCATGATGCAGGTGCGTGAGTTGATTGAGTACTATAAGTTTAAGCGTGTGATTGTGTTGTCATTGGAAGACCCAGTGACAAACTTGGTGTTGAGCTTTTTTGGTGAGACAACAGCATCACTTGGTCACACAGAAGAGTTACTTGGTTTATTGCCGTCAGCGTTTGACAGAATCAACGGCAAGTTTAATATCGGTCAGGGCGCCGTGTTTGCTGTGTTTGAACACTGCAGTATTGCTCAGAACAAGACAGCTAAGTTGTTAAGTGCTTACAGCGCATCAGAAGAAAGCACCAACGCAATAGGTCAAAGAGAAGACGGCGACGGATTCATGAAGGCCATCATTGGCGCCATGGATGTGCTTGAGACAGACAAGCCGATTAGTATTGTTAAGACCCATGGTACAGGCACACCATCAAACAACAAGGCAGAACGTAACGCGCTTGAAACGATATTAGATAAAGGATTTATAGCAACGTCTTTGAAGCCAACCATTGGTCATACCATGGGCGCATCAGGTTTATTAGAGACTTGCTTACTATTGGATTCATTAAGAGAAACAGGTAAGGTTCCTGCAATCAAGAACCGCACCGAGGAAGACAAGGTTTTTATTAGTGAAGACACGACTCCCAGGGATGGGCTCATTTTAAGTTTGGCTGCAGGCATGGGTAACATCTATTCTTGCGCCGTTTTTGACTACCAATTATGATAATTATAAAATACAAATTTAACTGCGCATCACCAAGACTGTCTGACGAAGAGCCAGACCTATTGGAGCAAGAAGACGTGGAAGGCATCTTGGGTGTACCATCTGAAGGTTGGTTACCTTGGAGCCATGATGACGTGATTGATATTCAAAAAATCATTGAGGAAAGAATGCCTGAGAAACAACGGGTTATTATTGAAGCGTTTTTGTCAGGACAAAACAATAAAGAGATTGGTGTGTCAGAGAAGTACTGGCGCTACCATTACCAAAAAGCTATTGAGTTTATTAAGAAGGAGTTAAATATATGAATAAAGAAATGAAAGCATTTCCATCTGAAAACGATTCAAGAAAGTCATACCATTATGTTAATAAAGGCATGGACTTAAGAGACTACTTTGCAGCTAAAGCTATGCCATCACTAGTAAAAACACTTGAGCATCATATAACAACACCTAGCGATGTGGCTGAATTAGCTTATAAATATGCAGATGCAATGATGGAAGCGAGAGAAAAATGATATTTGTTATTGAACATGAAAAAGATGGTATCTGGCAGTGCGAGACACTGTACGGCGTTGAAGACTTAGACACAAGCCAGTACCAACCAATCAAGAAAATCTTCTTGTGTGAGAACCGTGAAGAAGTTGCGGCCGTGGTAAAAGAAATCCATAGAGAGCGCTTTGAACCATTTAACAGAGAAAAGTATGGTGATTGATTATGAGTGGTGACCACAACATGAATTGCTCAGGCAACGACCCTGTTAACCATCCAAAACACTACACCACACACCCAAGCGGTGTGGAGTGCATTCAAATCACAGAGCACATGGGCTTCTGTTTAGGCAACGCCATGAAGTACATCTGGCGAGCTGACGAGAAGTGGGACGCGATTGAAGACCTGAAGAAGGCCAAGTGGTACATTGAGCGTGAGCTGAAAAAGAGAGGCGCAGAGTGATAGAAGGACTCACCTCCAGACAGATTATCGAGATGATTGCCAATGAGTACATTGAGCTATCACACGATAAGATTAAGTTACAGCGCGACGACCACATCCGTTGGTGTAAAAAGTGGCTAGAGTTGAACCCTGTCATTGAAACGCCAATGCAACAGATTAGACGTTGGTGGGATGAGAAGTATGGGCAAGATTGAGTTTGTTAAACTACCTTGGTTCCGTGGCACGCCAATATACTGGAACCAAGTGTTCTTTAACGGTGGTAAAATATACAAGGCATACAGATTTTTCTGCCTATCAATAAGGATATACAAATGAAACGCAAGATGATTGACCCACCCAGCGGTTGGAAGTATGGGTTCCCAAAAGAGATACCAGAGCACGTCGATGACACAACAAAGTGGTTGCTTGAAAACGGATACCCGGAGTACGAAGTTACGAAGATGGGCGACTACTTTTTTGTTAGGGGTTGGTATGAAGACGATGGAAAGTGATTTAATTGACAGACTACGTAAGCGTGCTGAGATACGCAGACAGATACCAAGTCGCAAGTCCGTGCAGAACAACGAGCCTGACAGGATTGCTGATTTGTTGGAAGAAGCTGCTGATGCTATTGAGATGTGGAGAAGTAAGTATCGAGAGATGCACAACTTGGCAACTCAAGCAATGATGCGAGTTAATGAACTTGAAAAGAAAGCGAGCGAGAAATGAAACAACCCACATACATTGATTTAGAAGACGCCATCTATATGGCATGGCGAACGAGTGACGACCTAGATATGTTTTTTAAACATCACGGCGACCACCCAACTCCCATGTCCGAAGATGAAGTGAGCAATATGATACTTGGCATTAAGAATCTCCATGACCTGCGTATGGAAGCGCTGATGGATATGATGTGCCGTGTACATAAACTAAACCAGTACACAACCGACCCAGAGGTTTTGGCAAGGCGTGAAAAGGTTTTTAATGAAGCAGTAGAAGCAGGAAAAGAAATGTCAAAACAATTAAAGAAAGGTAAGAAAAAGTGATTAAGTTTGAATTTACAATTGAGCAGGTTAACTCTATTTTGCAAGCGTTGGGTAAAGCCCCTGCAGAGTTTTCATTAAACCCAATCATGCTTATCCAAAACCAAGCAGGTCCACAGGTGGATGAGATGATGGCAAAACAGGCCGAGGAGAACAAAAAAGATGAGCAGTGATTTACTACAAAAGATGCTAGGCAACGCGGGTGTGTCAAACGCTCAGAACGTGGAACAAGCAAGGGCTGAATTGGCCGGCGCGATTACACGGATTGTTTTGAATGAAACGATTGCAGAAGCCAAGGCGCGAGCCAAGATTCGTGACGAAACTATCGCCAAGCAACAGGGCGAAAAGTCCGAATAGTTTGTATATATAGATATAGGACACGTCGGGAGACGCTCCTCGCGGGCTAGATGATACTGCCCTGCATTTTGGACTGGGGACGCTCGGTCATGGTCGTAAAGAAGGCCTGGCAGTCGGGAAAGACCGACACCTTGCCCCTTTAGTTAAGTGGCATAACAGTTGACTTGTAATCATCAGTCGGTAGTTCAATTCTATCAAGGGGCACCAAATGGCAGCAAAACCTGGCTTGTACGCCAACATCGCAGCAAAGAGAGAACGTATCAAGGCGGGCTCTGGTGAGACCATGCGCAAGCCGGGCACCAAGGGCGCTCCAACGGCAAAACAATTTAAAGAAGCCGCTAAAACGGCCAAAAAATAATGGCAATTAAAAAGTACGTATTCAAACCAGAGATGTGTGAGACCATGATTGCCATGGGGCTAGAGGGCGCGTCACAGAAGATGATTTGGTCTGAGTTAGGTATCAACAAGGACGTGGCCAAGACATGGGTTAAAAACCACCCAGAGTTCGCTGACGCCCTTGAAATGGCCAAGGTGCATAGCCAGGCATACTGGGAGCGTGAACTCCTCGCTAACGTGGGTAATAAGGCGTTTAACAGCCGTTTGGCAGAGATTGCTCTACGTGGTCAATTCCAAGAAGACTACAAAGAGACTCGCGAACAGAAGGTTGAGGGTAAAGTTGAGGTGGTTGTGGACTTCTCAGGCGCCGTATCAGACCTAATCAAACAACTTAAAAAAGCTAAAGACTAAGCTACATTTCACATCGTGGTAGCAAAAGCCGGCTTTTTAGTCGGCTTTTTTGTATATATAGTATTACCAATAACGAAAAACAGGAAAACAGACATGACCGCTCACGCGCTACTATCCGCCTCGTCATCCAAGCGATGGCTAACTTGCACCCCCAGTGCAAGACTCGAGGCAACTCTGCCTGAACCAAAACGTGCATCCAACGGATTTGACTTCAGTCAAGAAGGCACAATGGCTCATTCATTGGCAGAGATTAAATTAAGACACCACTATGGACAAATTGGTATTGAGGAGTTTGAACGTGAATATGAAATCATTAAAAACACGCCGTACTACGACGAAGACTTTGAAGCCAACGTCGACAACTACGTACTATATGTCCGTTCCCAAATCGGTGAAGGTGACACCCCTCTCTTTGAACAGCGTGTGGACTTCAGTGACTGGGTACCTGACGGGTTTGGTACAGCGGATGTGGTCATACTTTCTAAGCATTCCATTCGCGTCATCGACCTCAAGTTTGGACGTGGAATACCTGTATCAGCAGTCGATAACACACAACTTAGACTCTATGCTCTCGGAGCGTACAGCAAATTTAAAGAAGAGTATCCGGAAATTAAGGAAGTCCAGTATGTCATCCATCAGCCTCGCTTGGACAACATATCATCTGATGGAACAACCGTCGCCAAACTTGTCGACTGGGCCAACTACTTCGTTAAGTCAAAGGCTAAGAAAGCATGGGCGGGCTCTGGTGAATTTCTTCCGGGGGAACACTGTCAGTTCTGTAGGGCTAAAGCGCAGTGCAGGGCGCGCAGTGACTTCAACAACGAAATAGCCAAGCTAGAGTTCAGAGCTCCGGCGTTGTTAAACGACGAAGAGATTGACTTGGTTTATTCCCGAGCGGGAAGTTTAAGGACTTGGGCCAACGATGTTGAGGCATATATTACCGAGAGGGCAGTAAAAGAAAACATCATACCAAAGGGCTACAAGCTGACAACAACCAAGACGCACCGTAAGATTGGTGACGAGGAGATGGCAGCAACAACCTTGATTGAAAAAGGTTTTAGCAAGGAAGACATCTACAAGCCTGCAGGTCTGAAGTCAATTGCTCAGTTGGAAAAGTTGGGTCAGAAGGGTGAAGTGGCCGGATTACTTGGCGACTTGATTGTGAGACCAGATGGTGAGCCAAAGCTCGTCAAGGATACAAACCAAGCTGAGGAGGACTTCAAATGACCAGAGATGAGATTGCTGAGTACGATGAGCACTTGATGCTCTTGGAACCAAGTTACTTTGACAAGGCGATTGTTGGTGTTCTATCTGGAATGAATATCAACAAGGTATGTTATGATAAGTCTAAGGTCATTGAGCTTTTAATGACAGAAGACGGCATGACAGAAGACGAAGCGCTTGAGTACTTTGACTTTAACATTGCAGGAGCTTGGGTTGGTGAGCACACTCCTGCATACTTGGAGAAGTCGTTATGAGCTCAAGTTTGATTATTGTAACGGGACTCATCTACGCGTACATATCCATTGAACAAGGGTTCCATGGTAACTATGGATTGATGTGTATGTATGCCGGGTATTGTTTTGCCAATTATGGCGCCTATTTGATTGCTACAAAATGAGTAATATATTTACACAAGAGGTGATGGACGTAATTGCCACACTGGAACAAGAGATAAAACAAGTGAGAGCTCGTAACGAGCGTTTGGAAAATGAATACAACGACCTTGAAAGAAAATACGATGTCCTCAAAAACCAATGCGACCTCTACAAGGGGCAAATTCGAGCTGACTCAGCAGGAGCTTGCGACAGTGAGAGATGCGATTGAAAAGACATTGCAAGACTATTACCGAAAGAAAGCTAGTATATTTCACAATGCGGTAAATGAAGAGTAACAAAGTTTGTATATATAGTAATACGGGAAGACGAACCAACCCCGACTCAAGTTTGGTTCTTACGTTAATAAAGGAAATACAAAATGGCTAAAGCTATTAAAGTTGTAACAGGTAAAGTACGTTTCTCATACGCTCACGTGTTCACACCACAGGCGTCACAAGAAGGTGGTACACCAAAGTATTCAGTTTCAATCATTATCCCTAAATCAGATAAAGAAACTGTTGAGAAAATCAACAAGGCTATTGAACAGGCTAAAGAAGAGAACAAGGCAGTTTGGGGTGGTACAGTACCTAAAGGTCTTAAGGGTGGCTTGCGCGATGGCGACGAAGAGAAAGACGACCCTGCATACGCTAATAGCTATTTCATCAACGCTAACAGCTCACAAAAGCCAGGAGTTGTGGATGCAGATTTAAATGCTATCCTTGATGCATCTGAGTTCTATTCAGGTTGTTTTGGTCGCGCATCAATTAGTTTCTTTGCTTATAACTCTAATGGCTCTAAAGGCGTTGGTTGTGGTTTGAACAACGTACAGAAGTTAGAAGACGGCGAGAAGTTAGGCGGCGCATCATCAGCATCTGACGACTTTGCGGTTTAATAGGAGAATCAACATGGCAAAGCAAAAGACAGAGAAGTTAAGTTTTAGTAAGTTCTTTCCAGAGTCAACCGCGTATGTGTCTGTGTCAGGTAAAGCAACAGCTTCTGACAACTTCAACATCGATGTAAAAATCGGCGATGGTAGTGAGTCAATCAGCTTGTTCACAACAGATTGGTACAAGGACGACAGCCTAGCAACACTAAAGGCTATCCAAGAAGGTATCACAAAGGCAATCGAGTTCCAACAGAAAGCCTTGAAGCTACCAAAGCAAGAGAAAACGCTTAGAGAACACTGGTCAATTTGGGACCAAGAACCAAAAGAAACAAAGCCAGTTAAGCGTGTCCTAAAAAGCACAGAAACTGTAGTAAAGAAAAAGGCAGTAAAGAAGTGATGTAGCATAGTAGTAAATCCTTAGTAAAACGACAAAGCCCACTCCGGTGGGTTTTGTTCCCTCTAACTATAATAAAGAAGACCATGGACCAATATCAAGAATATATTGCAGCAAGTAGATACGCCCGATTCGTAGACGAAAAGAACCGTCGTGAAAATTGGGATGAGACAGTACAGCGTTATGTTGACTATGTATTTTCTCGCACGGAAAAGATTACAGAAAACGCTCAGTTAAAAAATGAGTTGTTCTCTGCAATTAGAAACTTAGAAGTAATGCCGTCCATGCGCGCTGTTATGACAGCAGGCAAATCAGCGGACAGAGATAACACCTGCGTGTACAACTGTTCATATCTTCCAATTGACGACCAGAAATCATTCGATGAAGCAATGTTTATTTTGTTATGCGGTACAGGTGTCGGCTTCTCAGTTGAATCCAAATACATTAATCAACTGCCCGACGTGCCAGAAAAGCTATTCAATAGCGAGCACACTCTCACCGTCCACGACAGCAAAGAAGGATGGGCCAAAGCATTACGTTTGCTCATCGCTCACCTCTACGCCGGAGAAATCCCAAAGTGGGACGTATCAAAAATCAGACCTGCCGGAGCCAGACTTAAGACATTTGGTGGAAGAGCTTCAGGGCCAGAACCATTAGTCGACTTGTTTGAGTTCACTGTTGCCATGTTCAAGAATGCGCATGGCCGTAAGTTGAACTCATTGGAGTGTCACGACTTGATGTGTAAGATTGGTGAAGTAGTTGTTGTCGGCGGTGTACGTCGCTCAGCAATGATTTCACTATCAGACTTAGATGATGAAAGGATTCGACATGCAAAAGCAGGCCCATGGTGGGAAACAGCGCCGCACAGAGCTCTTGCTAACAACAGTGCAGTGTATAATGAAACACCTACTGTCGGAAAGTTCATGGAAGAATGGTTATCACTTTACAACTCCCATTCCGGTGAACGAGGCATTTTTAATCGAGAGGCTGCTAAGAAGACAGTTGAGAAATACGGACATAGAGACCCTAACTTTGAGTTCGGAACTAATCCGTGCTCAGAAATCATCCTCCGACCATACCAATTCTGTAATCTTACTGAGGTTGTAGTACGCCATGATGACACCAAAGAAACCTTGTTGCGCAAGGTGCGGCTCGCAAGTATTTTGGGAACCATCCAAGCAACCTTTACAAAGTTCCCTTATCTGCGTAAAGTGTGGCAGCGTAACACCGAAGAAGAAAGACTGTTGGGTGTGTCGCTTACTGGCATTTATGACAACAAGTTTATGTGCACGCAAGGAGAAGGATTAAATGAATTACTCGCCGAGCTTAGAGAAGAAGCAAGAAAGGCTAACACAGAGTTTGCTGGACTACTTGGAATTCCTGCAAGCGCAGCTATCACCTGTGTTAAACCATCAGGAACCGTGTCTCAACTCGTTGATTCCGCGTCTGGCATCCATCCACGACACTCTAAGTTCTATATCCGAAGAGTTAGAGGAGATGCAAAAGACCCTCTTACGCAGTTCTTAATTAGTCAAGGAGTTCCAAATGAGCCGTGTGTTTACAAACCTACTCAAACGATTGTGTTCAGTTTTCCGCAGAAAGCCCCGGACGGATTGGTTAGAGATGACGTCACGCCCATCAGTCACCTCGGACTTTGGCTCACATATCAAAGACACTGGTGCGAACATAAGCCCAGTGTTACAATATCTGTCGAAGAAAAAGACTGGCCAAGCGTCGGCGCGTGGACGTGGGAAAACTTCAGTGAAATCTCAGGCGTCAGCTACCTCCCATACGACGGAGGAACCTACCGCCAAGCGCCGTACGAAGAGTGCACCGAAGAAGACTACAACAAGCTCAAAGCCCAAGTCCCAAGCATCAACTGGGAAGAGTTCAAAGAAGTCACAGACAACGTAGAGGGAGCACAACAACTAGCCTGCGTGGCCGGAGTTTGCGAAATCTAAATAACTATTTCACATGGTGGTAAGTTTGGGACCCTTCGGGGTCCCTTTTTTTGTATATATAGTTATGTAACAAATCAACCGCGATACGTCGCATCAGCCATAGGAGCATTCATGTTAGTAAATCTCGACTTTGAAACACGCAGTAAGGTAGACCTGAAGGACAAGGGTCTGGACACATACGCCAGGGATATATCCACTGAGGTCATTTGTATGGCATACTCAATTGATGGCGGTGAGGTTAAGTTGTGGACTCCACAATTTGCCATCCCGCAGTTCTTATCTAACCCAAACGCTAAATTCCAAGCGTGGAATGCTGCATTTGAATACAATATTATGAAGCACGTATTGCAGCTTAATACAACGTGGGAGCAGATGATTGACTCCATGGCCATAGCTGCAGCCAATAACATCCCACAGGCCTTGGACGACGCCGCACAGTTCATTGACGGCGAGCACCTAAAGGACCCGATTGGTAAGCGTCTAATCCAGAAGCTATCCAAGCCAAAGAAGGACGGCACGTTCAACGAAGACCCTGAGCTGCTAGACCAGATGTACGAATACTGTAAGCAAGACGTACGCACCGAGATGGAAGTGGTTAAGAACCTACGTCCGCTGTCTGCCAGTGAGCAAGCTGTCTGGGTGCTAACACAGAAGATTAACGAGGCGGGTGTGCCAGTTGACCCGCAAGAACTGAAGAACGCTATCTTTGCCTGTGAACAGAACAAAAAGGCAATTTACAGGGAAATCACTGAGCTAACAGGAGGAATTACAGCCAACCAACCTGCCAAACTGATTGAATGGATGGGCAAGCGTGGTGTTGTTGTGGAAGATTTGACCGCCGAGACCGTTACAAAATTGTTGCAGCGCAGCAATATTACGGACGAGGTGAGAAGGGTATTGGAGTTGCGCCAACAAGGCTCAATGACCAGTGTGGCTAAATTTGAAAAGATGTTGGAGGTACAAGTTGGAGGTCGTATCCGTAATACTTTGGTTTATCATGGCGCTAGTACAGGTCGTTTTGCTAGTAGGGGTGGCCTTAACCTACAGAACATTGCTCGCCCTAGTTTGGACGATAATGCAATTGAAGAGGCTTATGAGCGCATTTTAGTGCGTGGTGAAGGTGGCACTATGGAAGAGCTATCAAGTCTCGTCAGAAGTGCCATTAAAGCCCCTGACGGGCAGGTATTTATCGACGCTGACTTCTCATCCATTGAGAACCGCGTGGCTTCATGGATTGCCGGTCAGAATGACAAGGTAGAACTCTTCCGCCAAGGTCTTGACGAATACAAAGCATTCGCCTCTAGCGCGTTGTATAACGTGCCCTACGAGGAAGTTACCAAGGACATGCGACAGATTTCCAAGTCAGCCGTGTTAGGCTGCATGTTTGGACAGGGCGCCAAGGGTCTGGTTGAGTACGCTGAAGGTATGGGCGTCAAGATGACCATGGGAGAGAGTGAGCGAGCTGTGAAGGCATACCGCAACGCCTATGCCAAGGTGAAGAGTGCATGGTATGACTTTGAAGGTGCTGCGATTGCAGCGATTCAGAACGAAGGACACCCATACAAGATAGGTAAGATTGCGTTCAAGTGCGCTAAGAACGCACTGTGGATGCAGTTACCGAGTGGTAGGCTTATCTGTTGGCAACGTCCCAAGGTCGAGAAGCAACTGACGCCATGGGGTCAACTTAAGGACGGCATTCTTGTTTGGAGTCAGAACACGTTTACTCGCAAGTGGGGGTACAATAAGCTCATCGGCTCCAGCATTTTTCAGTCGAGCGTTCAAGCTACCGCACGGGATATGCTCACCGAGAGTATGCTTGCTCTTGATAATGAAGGTTACACTGTGGTCAACAGTATCCATGATGAAATTCTCCTACTTGCTCCAGAGGATGGCGCAGAGGCCGCACTAGAGCGTGTTGTTGAGGTAATGACAAAACCACCAAAGTGGGCGCCTGAGTTTCCTCTAGCTGCCGAAGGGTGGGTTGGAAAACGTTATCGCAAATAATGACTAAAGGGAGCCTAAGCTCCCTTTCTTTTTAGCACTTCCACTTTCTCAAACTCTTGTTGATTCTTGAGTCTGGGTCGTTGGCCGTTGCTGATGAGGTGTTCTTTTTCTTCATGCCCTCCATGCGAGCACAAAAAGACTTCTTACGTGGTCCGCCTTCTGGCTGTGGCGCCTTTAGGTTGCCACCAGTCTCGCGGTTGTATGACGCACGACCGGCAGCATTCAAGCCACCTGATGGGCTCTTACCTTCAGAACGTTGCCATGCAGGAGTCTTACCACCCTCTTTCATGCAAGCCAAACCACCTTCAGCGTACTGCTTACCAGGGAAGTCAGACAAGTTCAAACGTGGGTCATCCCAAGTAGTTGTCTCTAATCCACGCTTTGGAACCAAAATCAATGGACCTGATTGCAACTTCTCTTCTGCTGCCCATACTGGCATGCCTGTAGACTTGTCATAGAACTGTGAGTGTCTACGTGGGTCCATACCAATCTGAGCGTAGCTAGGGTCCTTCATCATCTCAGCCATCATGCGACGAACTTCTTCATCACTGGTGCCAACGTTAGTGCCCTTAATTAACGCCTTTGGAGTTTTTTCCAATCCCATTTCAGCGCCCATTGGCGTGAGTGCCTGTGGTTTGGTACCAAGACCTACACGCACAAACGTATCAGGTGATGAAGAAAATTCTACATCTTTAAGATGTCCGGTTCTGCCGTAGCTAATTGGTTTGTTTTTGTTAGCAATGTCATGGGTTGTGTCAACGTACACACCATGTCTAGTATAGGCCGGTATGTCTAAACGATTACCAACACGCATACCTGCCGGAACAGGAATTAATGCTTTAGGTTGTTTATCAGAAGTTAGTGCGTTTATAATCTGCTCATCAGTATATGACGGTGGCATTTGAGTCCAAGGACGTAGAGGCAACTCCTTGTTCATAATGGCAATACGTTCAGCTTGACTGATGTTACCTTTTAAATAATCTTCCAAAGCACGAGCAACTTTAGGGTTTTGGCTGTGTGATTTAGCAGCAGGTTTTACAAAACCTAATCCACCTTCAACAACTTTCCTACCTGCGTTGTATCCTGGAACTTCACCACCTTCAGCAAATCCTTCAGACTGTGCTCTTCTCCACAACTCTTCTGTGATAGGCTGTTTGATTGAGTTGCGCATGATGTCCATAGCAGTCACGTCACGGTCAAAACCGCGAGCAACGAGGTTAGCTTTGATTCTAGCAAGCTCATCTGGGATGGCAATTTCTTTAGGAACGTATCCAAAGTTACCACTCTTAAGCTCACCAAAGTTTGCGTAATCAAAAGCGTTGTGTAGGTCAGGTCTGTACTCTGGAGGTTTAGCTCCCACTGTAAACAAACGGCTTCCAATAGAGTGTGTCGGCGCATCTAGTAAAGACTGCTCTGTGTTTCTAGCCAAAATATCTTCGTAGTTAATAATCTTACCACCGCCGGGCACACCTCGGGTTACTCCTACACCTCCCATGATGTCTGCTAAATGACCACGTTGATGAAACCCTTTAGCCATTTCGTTAAACGCGTCGCGGTCGCGGATGTCAAACTTATCCTGGAAGGTTTGAATTTTGTCTTTGCCGTGAGTTAAGGTTGGTAACTTTTCTTGAATCTTAGCCTCTAACTCAGGAGTCATCTTTCCCTGCTTAATGGCCTTAAAGTACTCGTCGGCTATTTCATTAAACACAGAACGGTTTGTTTTTAATTGAGTTGGAGAGCCAAGCAATCCAGTAATTAAAGTGTTTCCATCTTTGCCCATGTTGTATAGCTTGCTTGCTGCAGGAAGGCTGTCGTTAGCAAAAATCCAACCAGACTCTCTGTGAGGTTCACTAATCATTTGTAGATAAGGAGCCTCGGGACCACCCATTCTATTTACATCTAAATCAAGTATTGTTTTGTCTACAATGGTTGGGTGGAAAGAGTGCGTGCCGATGTACGGCTCAATGGCCTCACTAAACTTTTGAGTGCCGCTAAATTTGTTTTTAGGAGCAGTATCCGCAACCGGAAGAATTATCTGTCTTGCTCTACCTGCTGCGGGTGCCGGCTTTTTTGAAGCCATTTTTGCAACCCCCTCAGCCACTCTCTTGCCTGCGTTGTACCCAGGGATAGCACCACCGGCGGCTTTGCCAACGATGTTTTCCATTTCTTTTTCACGCTGTCTGTCACGGTAGACGTTCAATCCTGCTGCACCACCACCAACGGCAGTTCCTACTACTCTAGCAAGTGGGTGTGGTAACAAAGAAACACCAGAACCCAACGCACCAAGTCCGCTGATAATTGCTCCTGTTGTGTCGCCTGTCTTAGCTCTGTTGTAAGCGTCAGCCACTTCAAAGCCTAAACTTCCTCCGGCAATACCACGACCTAACCAAGCAGGAACGCCAGACTTCATAACAGCGCTTCCTGCAGCACCTAAGTCTTTTACAACACCCGGTGTCTTAGCAGCAATCTGGCTGCCCAACGTTGGGGCTTTAGCGGCCAGTTGTGCCTTCTGTGCTGCCAAGTTTTGTGCAGCTGGAGAAGGGGCTCTAGTTAAGTTAGGATATTTTTTGGATAACGCGGCGTCTCTACGAATAGTTTTAGCTGCTTCGTTTTGAGCTTCGTTGTATGTTCTCCAGTTATCCAAACTCTGTTCGACACTAACACCTTTGGGGTTTAGTATTGTCTGTGGTTGGATAGTTCTTGGTGCATTCGCTGCTGTTGTAACAGGAGCGTTTCCAAGTCTAGCTGCTCTTGATGCGCTAAATGCTTCTGCGCCTTTATTAATAGCTGGACCAGCAACTTCACCAAGAAGTGCTCCGGCTCCAGTGGCATACAAAGGATTAACTAACTCAGCAGGACCTTCGCTTTCTGAAAGAGCAGCTTGATTAGCTGCTTCCTCTTCTTCAAGTCGACGTCTAAATTCAAACTCTTCTTGTTCAGTCATTACTTAGCCTTATTTTGTTGTGACTTCCACTCTTGGTAACGTCTTTCTTTATCCGCGTCTTCAAAAGATGGAACCTTAGATGCTGCTTTTTTACCACTGAGTTTAATTTCAGAAGCAAGAGTTGCACGAAGCTGTTCTTCATACTTATCAATCTTGGCTTGTACTTCTTTACTATCCATAAATGCTGCGTAATCTTTTGGCTTACCTGGAGTTCCTGTTGCTCTAAACATTTGACCAAGTTCTTTATCCAAACGAGCACGATGTAACAACATCTCTTGGCGTTTAACCAACATCTCTGGAGTGTCGGACAATGAACCAGCAATCTTTTCAAACATTGTTCGTTCAAAGTCAGACACAGTACCTTGGCCCTGACTTAACTTAGACGCTTCTAAAGCGTTTCTGGCTAAGTTCTGTGCAATCTCTCTACGTGCTTCAATAACAGCTCTTGAAGAGCCCGGCATTGCAACGGTTAAAGCGTCTTCAATTGATTTAATACCAATAGCTCCGGAAGGTGTGTTCATACCATCCCTAGCAATAGTAGCCAAAGCATTCATAATACCTGGCGCTGTCAATAAACCAACTGCGTTAGGATGCTTTTTGACAACGTCAATAACTCGCTCACTTGAAGTAATACGCTCTGCCACAGACTTAGGTTCTGTTTGCTGAGTGAATGTTTCTTGTTGTTTTTTAATATCAGCGGCACTGGCTTCAGCCACTCCCTTTCTGAATGTTTGTGTAACTTCTTCTTCTTTTTCAAGAGTACCTGGAGTAGGACGACGAGTTGGAGCTGCAGTCGGAGTGACAGTTGTAGCCGTTGTTGTAGGAGCAGCAGTTGTCACCGGAGCTGTCGCAGGAGTGCCTGCTTCAAATCGTGTGATGGCTCTCTTAACCGCTTCAATAGCTTCAGGAGTGTTTGGAATTGGGTCGTTAGGACCGATGCCCAACTCTTTAGCAATAACACCACCGTAGTTTGTAGTAGATGCTGCTGAGTTACCAGGTGCTGCAGCAGGCGCCCAAGTCTCTGCCAAACGCGCTGGAGTAACTGGCTGCTCACCAAATCTCTGCTTGTAAGATTCGCTCTTACCAGATAGCTTGCCTTCAACGTCAGCATCAAGCGCGGCTTCACCTTCCTCTGGTGTATCAAACGTTCTGATTTTACCGGTCTTAGAGTCAACCAAATTACCTGGGTTGTTGTTGCGCACACTAACAGGAGGCTGAGCGCCACCAGTTGTGGTAGCTGCAGGAGCCGTTGAAGCACCTCCAGTTACAGTCGTAACAGCTTTCTGAGTCTGAGGAGTGTCTTCGTACAAGTGTCTATTGCGGTTGTATTCATCCACAGACACAACCTTGCGGAATGGCTGACCATCAGGACCAATAGCCACAACGGGCACAGTTGGCTTAAACATTTCAGCCTGTGTGTTGTACTTAACAGCAAAGTCGTTGAAAATCTTATCGTAGGCTTCTTGAGTTGGTGCGTTTGCCAAAGCGACTTTAACATGGTCAGGCATATACATGCCTCCAGATTGAGCGCCTTGTTGCCCTGTACCAGTACCCATTCCTAATTGATTTGCCCGACGTGCTTCAAAATCAGCTTGCTTTTGTTGAGCAGCTTTCATTTGAGCAATTTGGTTTCTCATCTGGAAGATATCGCCAATTTCTTCTTCTCGTGTTTTAGCACGGGTTGCTAAACTTTGAGCTGTGTTGCCACCATATCCAGGGAACCAAGCTGATACATCTTTAATGCCTTCAGCAAAACTATTTTTTCTGGCTTCTTTTTCTTCTAACACTCTTTGCATGTTTTCAAGAATGCCAGGAGCCAAAGCGATTGGACCAGACGGTGTTGCTGTTGCAAACCTACCCTTTGAGGCCAAGGGTGTTACAACAGGACGTGCTGTAGTTTCTACAGTATCTTCGGTCTGTTCTGTTGGTGTAACGCTATCTAATCCTGCTGCCATATTATTCTCCGTAGTTTCCGTAGCCGTTATCGCCATTATACCAGTCTAACCAATTAAAGTTAGGGTCACTTGCCATGGCAGAATCAGAAGGAGAGGTGTAGTTATTATTAGGAACATAGAAATCATAATCACCAGGTTGGTCTTGTGTCTCATCAGACCCACGGTCGTAGAAAATGCTGCCTGTGTTGTTAGCGGCATTACCGTAATTACCACCCAAAACTGTTTTGCCTAAGTTTGCTAAACCACCTTTTAATCCAAGGCTTGATAACAAATTGGCAACAGGACCTGTTCCACCTAAAGCTGTAGACAAACCACCAAGTTGATTTAATAGAGACGCTTCTCTTATTTTAGTCTCTGTTTTATCTGGGCTCAACGCTTGCAAAATCTTAGCTTCATTTAAAGCGCTTGCGTACGGTTCGTTTTGTTGGTACTGAGCAGTGTTCAAAGCACCTTGAACTTGTTGGTTACCCAAGTTACCAAGAGCCGCACCTGCTGATACGCCAGTCTGTTGGTTTGTCAAAGCGGACTGCATTTGTTTTTGGAACAAATCGTTTGCTGCAGCTCCTCTAGCTTTAGCAATACCAGCCAAGTTCATCTTGCTTCCAAAACCACCAGCGCCAATTGCTGGAGCGGTTGCAGAAGTGTCGATGTCTCCCATGATGGAGTCTAAGTATTGTTGTTGTGCGCCAAACAAACCACCCATCGCGGTGTTCATGTTTGGAGTCACTGATGTTTTTCCAGTGGCGTCTGTAGAAGTCAACCAAGGATTAGCAGCTCCCGCACCAATTGTCTGCAAAGTATTTTGACCTTGTGAAAAAGGTCCAGACGCACCGAACGCATTAACTGCGCTTGGGGCTGTTGTTGCAGCCATGTTTGGAGATTGAAGGTTTCCTAAAGATGTACCCACATTTTGAGTTGCCGTGCTGTACCAGCTCGGCATTGATGTGGTTGCTATATCCTTATCAGATACTAAAGAGTTTAGTCCGGCCATTTTATTTTCTCGCTTTTGTTAATGCTTCTTGCAAATAGGCTAAAGGGCCCTTGCTATCTTCTGGTAATTCGCTTGGGTCTGCTGCACGCTTGTGTGAGCGAATTGCTTTCATAAATTCATCTAATACATGTGCTCCGGCGTCGTTGTCGCCGTTACCCAAACCAGACACAACGTCCGCTGGTATAACAAACTCACCGCTTGCTAACATCGCTGGTACGCTGTCGCTTGTACCATCTCCATCGCCTTTTACATACCTATTACCCATTCCGCCTTCTGAGAAGAACTCAGGGTTGTGTCCTGGAACATAACCACCTTCGGCAAAATAAGATTGGTCTGAGAAGTCTTCAGGTTGGTATTCATAGTAACCTGACGATTGGTCTTCCATCTGTGAGTCACCAGTGTCCCAACCAAATCCAGATTCCTTATCTTTCATTGCTTCTTCTCGTTTAGCTTGGACTGGGTCCATGTAGTATGTGTCTTGCTCTTGGTTAATGTACTTACCGGCAGCGCCCAAACCACCAATCTTTGTTTGTGGCGCCCAAGACATATTGCCTGTGGCATTAAACAAATCTAAATTAGAAGTTGCACTTGGTGCTACAGCGGCGTTATCTGCGTCTTCATCTGCACCTAATTCAATTCCAGTTCCACCGCCAAATGGAGTTAATCCAGACACAAGACTACGTGGAGTTCTTACTCCAGAGCTTAGAGACTTGCCAAAAATGCTCTTAACCAAAGAGTCCTTGAGCATGTTCTTGCTGTAGTCTATTAATTTTTGTGGGTCATACCCTTCAATAGTTGCGTCAGGTATATTAGCCAAAGCCTCTTCAGACGCAGCCATCTCTTCAGGAGTTGTGTCGTAGTCACCGGGTTGGTCTGCATACTGTTCTGCAGCAGGTAACATAGCTAACTCTTCGTCAGCCAATCTTAATTCATCTTCGTTTAATGGGAAGTCGCCTTCTTGGTCACCATACACTGTGGTGTCAGGCAAATTCATATTAGCTAACAATTGGTCTTCTGCGGCCAACTCTTCAGCATTCAACGGGAAATCACCAGGCTGGTCACCAATCATATTAGGTGACGGCAAGCCACCCAACTCTAAATCTGCAGCAGCTAACTCTTCTGAGTTCAATGGGAAGTCGCCCGGTTGGTCACCGTACTCTTCACCAAACATGGATTTTAATTCATCAAATGAATTAGCAATAACATCGCCAGCCTCATTTACAACTTGACCGACTGCGTTGGTTGCAAGGTTCATGCCTAAGCGTGTGCCATATCCAGCCAAACCGCCGATGATTGCTTGTCCAACATCACCACCAGACAACGCTGCTCCAGTTGCTGCTCCGGATGCCGCACTAGCAGCACCACCAGCCATAGTACCCATGCCCATGCCTACGTCTTGTGCAGCAAGCATAGCTGTTTGTTGTGAGCCTAAGTCTGTGCCATAATTAATAGCGGCGTCTGTTTGACCACCCATATAATCGCCAACGCCTTGCGCAGCGTATGTTATGGCAGCAGCTTTTAATGCGTCGTCCAGGTCTCCGCCGTTAGCAACGACTCTACCAGCTGATACCGCTGGTAACATGTATGGAGCATATACCGCGGTAGCTACCGTGGCCATGGTGCCAATTGGGTCATTCAAAGCGCCTTGGACAGTGGACTCTAATGTTTGACCCACATCTTGAACGGCATCACCCGCAACCTGTACAACGTCCTCGGCAACATCACCCACGACTTCTACTACATCACCAACTACATCACCAACAAAACTCGCTACGGCACCCATTAGATGGCTCCTTGCTGTGGTTGCAATCTAGCGTTAGGTAAACCGCCCTGCTCGCCACCACCTAAATTTACTGTTACTCGGAATCCACCGTCTTCTGTTCTTTGTGCTGCATAACCCATGCCTGGGAATGGAGGATTGCGACTAATGTATTTGAAAATAGTTAAGATTGACGGGTCTTGAAAAGTTGTCACCAAAGTCTTAAAACCAGTTGCTGCTACAGCCTCAATAAAAGTGATGCTGTTTTGTAAATAGTTTTGTGCTGTATCTGCGTTTAAAGCGCGGAACACACCAACGGTTGGATTTCTTGGAGATTTTTGGACGATGAAAAGGGTATTGCCTTCACGCATCATGATAGCACCTGCCTCATGGACTTCTGCCATGATAGATGCGGTCACCTGTTCAGGTGAGTATTGTGAGCCAGTCTCTTGAGCAGCAATTTGGATGATTTCCTCGTTGCTCAACTCCTGGTGTTTTGAATCGACTACTGCTGTCATTTTACCCCGGGTCCAAAAATCGTAAGGCCTATGTTCTAAGCTGTCTAGCTTTATAGACTGTAATCTATTTTTATTAACTTGTACTACAGGCCTATTCAGACCCGAAGTTTATTATTTTGTTCTATATCTATATATACAACAAGTCAGGGTTTTCCGCCCTAACTGGAAGGTCCGTTTACTACTGTAATGACCTGGTCCACCCAATCTCTCCAGTCTTCTGCTTCTTCTGGGTCTGGTAAACCATAGGCCGAAAAGGTAGTCAAACTGGACATGGACAAAGCAAACAGCTTCCAGTCTTCTTCACTAACCATTGGTAATGGCTCTTCTCCGAAGTAATGAAGCATGTTGCCGTTCCAATCCTCCCAGCTAACCCCTTCAGGCAGCTGAGGTATGTCTTGGAATATCTTTGCCATTATGGACGCTCGCTGCCGTATTCTGCGGTGATGATAACTCTACCCATTTGGTAGTCGCCGTTCACGGTATTGGATGTAAAGATTAAACGAGACTCACGGTTTTCAATACGCAAGTCTACCTTGCCATCGTTAGGACCAAACGGAAACACTGGAGAGTATTCCTCAGCACCCCTTGCAAAACCACGTCCAACCACTTGCAATGTCATTTCACCAGTTTGTAAAAAGTCTGGCTCAACACGACGTAAATGGATACGACGGTTAACACCTGTCGGCGTATCGCCAGCAGGAGTTCCTCCAATCCAACTGATGTCGCAAGTTGTAACTGACGATGGAATGGCTAAAGTGCCGTCGTCACTGACCGCATTGACACCAAACTCATGCTGCCACATGGTATAACCGTTACTGACTGGGTACACGTTTTGACCAACACCCGGGGAAGAAGTAAAGTTACTTGAGGCTGTGACCAGTGTAAAATTACCTGCAGGGTTAAATATTGCTGTGCTAACTTCATAAAAGTTATCAGTCACAACAGTAGAGAACTGGAAGTTTGAACCTGGAACAAATATGGTTGTTTGGTTGCCACTCAAATAAAACTGATTTGAATTAGGAGCTGGTTGACCTGCAGGTGTTGCTATGGTTCTAACACCAGTACCAAACGTTGCAACATAGTTCCAATCAAACCAAATTGGTGTTGGGAAAACTTCTGTTGTGTAACCGCAAGAGCGTTGTGCTCCGACTGCTTGGCCAGCGTCGTACCAGATGTTATCTTTAACGTTGTAGATGATTGCATCTGTGCACTCTGTTGCTGTGCCACGTGGATAAAAGAACCAAATCTCATTATATCTAGGCACTTTTGTTGCCCAAACTTTTTGG